CTCCAGCCATCGGACCACCAATTATCTCGGCAGCCCCTGTGACCATTGTCTTCTTCAAATAATCATATCCACGTCGTAACGCTTCTTGTCCAGATTCGGAAGCCGTAAGCTCACCAACGAAATCGCGGACCATTCCTAGTCCGTCCAAATCAGAGTGGCTGCGCGACATACCCTGAGGAGTGTATGTCGGAGCTCCGACGTCAGTGTCGTTAGGGATAACCTCCCAGTAACGCACCACATCATAAGCGTATGTATTACCTGCAGTGCCTGAGCACATAACTCCCAACCGAATGTTAGAGGTTGTGCCTATAGGCCAGTTTCCACTGCCAAAATCATACGCCGCCGGAAAGGCGGGTATAAAAACCGCGCCATGCCATCTCCCATCACAAGGCTTTACCTCGTGGTCTTGGCGTAACAATATCGTTGTTGTCGTGCTCCCATAAAGGTTGTCTCCAGCCCCCGATGCTCTCATAGGGATTATCATTCCTCCTCGGTTGAGTTCAGTGCCAGTGTACCTAACACGAACTCCCTGAGCCACCATTCGAACTAGTGGTGCATTTGTAGCTATCCAAGGTATTTGGCCGTCAGCGCCGGCAACGACACCAGTGCCGCTTGCCACTACTGAAGTACCAGTAAAAGAACTATTGGTATAGCATAGAGCATTAACATCTGCAGCTGCGCAGAAAGGAGATAATATTACGAAGCCCATTCCAGCTGTACCTATAGTCAGCTGGCCTCGTAAACGCGTCACCATTTTCTGTGACGGGAGAGCAAAGAGATCTGGAACGCACGGCATTGAGTCACGCGTCAAGGATCCCCAAGGATCCAAGAGCGCATCCATGTACTCCAAAGTACATGGTTTCATCGGTGGATGACGAGGGATTCGGGCCTTCGACCTCGAACCTGCCTGACGTCTCCGCCGCGACCGCTGTTTGGCCGGCTTCTTACGTGTGTTCTTCTTCTTCTGTTGTGTACGTTTTGTCGTAGTCGTTATGGTTCTTGTTGCCATATTGGATGAGGGTTTCACTCACTTTGTCGACAGGCGTTTATTCGCTAGAGAGTGGATTAACCCACCACTCCCTCTCCTATGCCACCATCCCGCACTTGCATAGGCCCTTCTTACCAACTAGCCATAGTCCCGAGCTGCTAATTGTTTAAGCACTCGGTGACATATAATTCCCGGAAATGGAGCTTTCAATATCAGCTCCTCCAGATCAAGGATCTCATAAACCTCTATGTCATATCTCTGACACATCATGGCCATTGCGGACTCACGGAACTGTTGAGTAAGCGTTGAGGATATTGTGTAATCTACTCGAGCTTTAAACTCATCATATAGAGGAACCACCTGAGCATCTGTTAGATGCAAATAGCGGTACAATAGAGGTCCCAATACTGGGTATTCTACGGGTATAGTCCCTACTCCAAGTGCCATTGCTTTAGCAACCCTCCGCCACGCCTCAGCGGACGGTATTTTCTTGTGTATGGAACATGGGTCTGTTAAGATTTTCCCTAGCTTACAAACCAGAGACGGAAGTGGTACCCAAAAAGCATCCACCCACCACCCTTTCAAAAACGTTGAAGGGAAGTGATCTAATCCGTCAGCCTCGACGATCTGGAGTTTTGGAAGCAAGCCCAATTTGCGTTGCATAACATCCAACTCCAATGTTAACCCCTTCTTAAGAGACCAGAGAGTCGACACAATATTAACAATACTATTCCCAGTCGTGGTATTAGGTCCCCCTGTAGGCCTCTGAAGAGGCATCGGACAGGGTTGTTTAACCATCAACTTCCTATTTTGGTATGAAAATTTGGTCATGAAAGTCTTCGCTAGCACGGCAACGACCTGATTCGGTACGCCACACGCCATAAGCACCTCAAGCTCAGCAAACAAAGCATGAGCTCCCTCGGTGCGATCAAATTTGGAGAAATCATTTTCAAAAAGAAAGAGTTTCCCCTGGATCATTGCTAGAGCAAAGAAATCATCTCCGGCTACTATACAGGATATAACTTCGTCAGGACGACAATTCGTCCCTGGTAATGAAGCATCGGCTTGAGACTCCACCCATTCTAGAGAACGCATAAACCAATCGTTCAAAGCGGCTCCATTCTTTCCTGACCCGACAGCAAATTTCACTATCTTATAATAGTCAGGTCCCGTTTGGCGGGGTTGATGTAGAATAAAAGAGTCACGCTCGATACACTTCTTAAACTGTGTAAAGAACATATCCAACTCTGGAGCACAAGTTGCTTGAACTGTGGTGTCAACTGAAGTTATCGTCCGGGCCTTAATGCTAAGAGTGCCAGTAACGTTTGAATACGTAGCACCCCTCGGATAAATCACCTCATCTCCTTTCAAGAACAAGGTGTTACGATAATTAACTCCAGCTTCTGCAGCTTCATGAACTGCTTGGCGAGCTCGCGCCCGCTTATGCGCTTCGTTATAATGGGCAATCCACTCAATGAGGGTCATCTTCTCCTCAGCTAGGTCTCGATAACTGAAACCCTGGCAGAACTGCTCATCAAAGAGCCGAACTGCCGATGCCCACCGTTTACCCAAAGGACAAAGGATCGTCTTAAGGTTAGGAATCAGAGTACAAGGATCTTCACCCTCACATAGGTCGCTAACTAACATAGTCTTACCATCGTGAATGGGTGACACATTTCGTGCTTCATAAGCATACTCAAAATTCTTAATTCCGGTGGGCCGAACAAATGTGTTCGACGGACTCAACAGGATATAAAAACCAACGGTTGCTTCAGGAGCGTCCGGGTCTGTTCCATGTGGTCCATTAATTGCTGGGACATAAGCCTCCTCTGGAGGGACTGCCATAACTGGGTAGTCATTCTCAATATGTGCTAACTGGGAGACATCATTTTTCCAGTCCTGTAATACATTGTGGTTTCTATACGAATCGAGGCCCTCAAAAACCGAGAAAACGGACTCGACAACTATACTAAGCTGCTGTACTGCATAATTACAAGCACTAACCAACTTATCAAACGGTTTAACAAACTTCCGTCTAAAGAAGACGGATACTATACTAATCAAAAACCACCTACTTCGGGCGGTAAAACAACCACGTGTAAAAGCAAGACCGGCGATTAAATATCGCCAATCAACACCTTCCTTCAGCAGAGGGGCGGCCGACCCCACCACTGCGCCTATCGCTGGCAAAGAGGGTTCCATCGCTGCTGCTACCAGAGTAGCTCCTGTATTCCAGGAAAAGTGCGAGGACCTGGGATTCACTTCTTGAGTAAAAGCGTAATGCCCAAAAACTCGGAATGGTAACGCCAGCGGATGAACCGCGGC